TTAGGGACCCCTTATCAACAGCTCGCCCCGCCGGCCGCGGGCGTCGCCCCGCTTGGCGATGGTGTAAGCCACCTCCACCTCCTGCATCTCAAAACGAGCAAAGACCCGTCGCACCAGCGCGGTGTCGTTGAGGCTGAGGAGGAAAGCACCACGCAGCCCGGCCAGCAGCGCCGCCAGCGCCTCGAAATCCTCCGGCGCGAACATCCCCGGTCCATAATCGTCTTCGCACCCCTCATAGGGCGGATCGAGGTAAAACAGCGTCCCGGGCCGATCGTAACGGCGGATGAAGTCGGCATAGGGCAGGCACTCGATCACCACGGCCGACAGTCGGGCATGGACGTCAGCCAGCATGGGCGCCAGGGTGGCCACGTCGAACCGGGCCGGCCGCTCAGGGGATACCCCGAAGGTCCGGCCGGCCACCTTGCCGCCGAAATTGGTCCGCTGGAGATACAGGAAGCGGGCGGCACGCTCCAGGTCGGTCAGCGCGCCCGGCTCGGCCGAGACCAGCCGGTCGAACTCGGCCCGGCTGGTGAGCTGCCAGCGGAGCATGTCCATCAGCGCCTCGTAGTGACGCTGCAGAACCCGGAAAAGGGTGGCCACGTCGCGTGACAGGTCGTTGATGACTTCGGCCCGGGCGCGGAAAGGGCGCCGCAGGAACACGCCGCCCATCCCGACGAACGGCTCGGCATAGGTGGTATGCGGAATGACGCGCAGCCGCTCGATGACGCGGCCGGCGAGGTTCCGCTTGCCGCCGAGGTAGGGCGCCACCGGGAGCACGGGCTCGCAGGGCATCAAGTTAGATTGAGGACTCATTCAGGATCTCACACGTATTGCCCCCAACGCCCCCTCGGGGGCGGCGGGGCGGTTCATCCGTGCGCGGTTCCTGCCGCGCGGCTCGGGGCGCTGTAACGCCCCAGCCCCCGTCCCTGTCTTCGGGTCAGGTAGGCCATTCGATGGAGGCGGCCTCCCAGACCTCCTCCAGGGTCTCGGCGGCCGCCACGGCATCCTTGCCGGCCAGGCGCAGCTGCTTGATCTGGGCGCCCACCTGGCGCCAGGCGGCGGCCGCGAGAAGGACCCGGGTCGCGGCGTCGGCCATGGTGCCGCCTCGCACCGCCATCTCGGCAGCCACAAGGGGGAAGTCGGCCGGCTCGATCTCCGCCTCGGCTGGCAGCGCGCGCAGCTCCCTCGCTTCCTCCTCGGTGGCCAGATACTCCATGGCCTGGCCAGCGCCCGGTGTGATGAAGCGGTTGCGAACCTGCTCGGCCTGCCGGTCGATCTCCTGCATGGCGCGGCTCTTCTCCGCCTCCAGGTCGACCTCGACGACGCCGGGCGGCGGCTGCACCGGGGCCGGAAGGCCGGGGGCCGGCAGCACCAGCGGCAGAAGGGCGGGCGATTCCGGCACCGCCAGCTGCGCCTTCCGGCGCGGGCCATCCACCACCTGCGTGCCCGCGCCGGCGGCGGGCGCATCGCCCCCGGTCTGCCAACCCACCAGGGTGCCGCCGTCATCGAGCAGCAGCCAGTCGGCCTCTGCCGGCGCCTGCAGGTCGCTCATCGGGCCCTCAGGAATGCGACCATGCTGCGCCGGTCCAGGTTGATGTTGCCCGCGTCGCCGGTCCAGCCGAGCTGGATGACATGGGTGCCGGCCCCCAGGCTCAGGGGCTCCATGAAGGTCGGATAGTCATTCACTGCGGTGCCGATGCGGCTGAAAATCACCGCACCGTCGACGTAGACCGCGACAGCGTGCGCCGCCGGCAAGGCGTAGCCATGCTGGAGCGCCACCAGCAGCGTCCCGGTGCGGGCCTCCGCCAGGCTGAAGGTCATACTCAGCGCGATGATCTCCGACCCGGTCCCGGTCACCGTGCTGATCGCGGTGGCCGAGACATGCGTGGTGATGGCGTCGCTGGCCACCTGCGGCGTTCCCACCGTGGCGGGCACGATCTGGCCACCGGAGACCTGCAAGGTGCCGCCGGGCGCCCAGATCGCCGGCTGGCTGGCATAATCCGGTGCCCGCCCCCAGAACGTCTTGGTGAACAACACCACGGGCGATGTGGCCGCCGCCGGGCAGTACAGCACGATCCGGGGCCGCACCGTCGCCGCACCAGCCGGCGCCGTCTCCAGCACCGTGCTAAGAGCATAGGTGTCTTCGGTGGCACCATGGGCGCTGGTGAGACTGACGGCGTTGCCGGCCGTCTCCGAGATGTAGGTCCCCGCGCCATCGAAGAAGGCCAGGTTGACCCAGCCCTGGCACCCATGCGCCTGCAGGAGTGCCGACATCTGATACCTCTGGCTCGGCACCACGGGGAAGCCCGCGAAGGTTCCCCAGTGCACGGCAGCGTAGCCGCCGGCGGTGACGGCCCCGGGCAGCCGCAACGCGCCTGTGCCCAGCCCGGTCAGGTAATAGGCCGTGTCGGCACTGATGCAGGAGTAGAGGAGTGCCGAGCTGGCGCCGACGAAGCCCTCAATCTCCCAGCCCACGGTATCGGCCGAGCAGCAGCTGTTCCAGATCAGGTTGCCGCCGCCCGCGCCCATGTCGCTGGTGGCGACCTGACCCTGACCTGCCACCACCTCGACGGAGCGATTGCTGGCGTTGCCGCTGCGATCGACGGACCGCACGGACCATCGCCGGGTGACGCCAGATGGCACCGGCCGGTTGAACTTGGTGGCGTAGACGTCGGCGATCAGGGTGTAGGCCGAGAGCGCATCCGGCCGCTCGAAGACCTGGTAGCGATCGAGGTCGTCATCGCCGACAGGATTCCAGGTCAGCACAACGCCGCCGATCGTCGGCGTGGCGGTCAGACCGCTGGGCACGCCTGGCAGCGTGGTGTCGGCAGCGGCCACGATCGTGCTGGTCGGTGAGAATGCGCTGCGGGCGAAGTTGGTGACCGCGCGAAGCATCACCTCATAGGTCGCACCGCCGATCAGCGGGAACAGGTCGGTCCGGCCATCCGATACAGGGACCAGCACCTGCTGCCAGCCACCGCCGGCCGTGCGCCACCACACCTCCATGCCGGTCACGAAGGCATGCAGCACCGGCGCCCAGGTCACCGCGATCGAGGGAATGATCGCGCCATCGCTTTGCAGCGCGGCGCTGGCCGCGAGGTAGGGCGCCGAGGGCGTGGGCATCTGCAGCGGGTTGATCAGCGTCGTGTCGGGCGGCGACGGCGCCGTGTAGGCGTCCTCGTAGACCCAGGAGTAGCTGTTGGCCGCCTCGGCCTGCAGATCGACAATCACGCCGCCGGTCTTGGGGTCGTAGTCCCAGTCGACGACGCGCATCGGCTTCGCATCCAGCCCCAGATCAGGCTGGGTCAGCGCCACCGTCTGCCAGACGCACAGGCGCAACGCCGCATACTTCAGCGGCACCTTCACGTGCAGCGACTGGCGTGCCCGCTGGAGGATCGTGAAGGCCAGGCGCTGGGCGCGGATGTTGTTGGTCGTGAAGGGGAACTCCACGTCCTTCCAGATGCGGTCGCCGCCATCCTGTGTGTCGTAGGCTGGGTTGAAGACCGCGCCGAACTCGGCGGCCTGGAAGCCGCGGCTGGGGTCGATGAACGTGCCGCGGACGCCGTTGAACAGGTCCCTGCGGGCGGCGCGCGGGACGATCTCCATCTCACCCGCCATGTCGCCGGGGCCGATGTTGGCGGTGGGTGCGCTGTAGGCCCAGCCGTGCAGGCGATACTGGCCCTGGACGTAGACGAGCGCTCCGCCGGCCGAGAGCATGGCCTCCATGATGTCCATCGGCGAGCGATCGAGCTTGAACGCTCCGTCGCAGGTGAAGCGGCTCTGGGTCGTGCCATCGGCGGCGATCTGCACGGCCTCGTCCGAGAGGTTGGCCGCCGCGCTGAAGCTTCCGAGATCCAGCTCGTCATTCGTGCAGGCCAGGCCATCGGGGTGGCGCAGATAATCCAACACGCAGAGCGCCCAGTTGCTGGTGAAGCCGGTGCCGCCGGAGCGCGGGTCGTAGATGTCGTTCTTGCCGACCACCTCGGCTTCGATGCTCTGCAGGCCCGGCATGCGCTCCTGGTCGTATTCGAGCCGGATGTAAACATAGGTGCAGCCGGTCAGCACGTGGCTGGTCGACCAGCCATCGGGGCTTTCGGCGGCCAGGGTGGCGCTGCCGCTGGTCTGCTCGCCGCGGAACTTCTCGATCCGCACGCGGCCGCGCATGGGATGGTCGGAGCGGGTGACGTTGCCGGCGCCGTCACAATCGCTGTCGCGGATGTCCTG